TGACGCTTTCACCCACCCGCCAACAGGCCGCATGGTTCCCTCGTACCACCGAACCAGATTGGCGTCCCAATACCTACCCGCGGCCTGGTAATTGGTGCCGTTCCGGTATACGCCTGGTGGTATTTTGAGTGGTGCAAGCATGTTTATCTCATCATAAGTGCTTCAGCTTCACGCCTACGCGTTAAACCACGCATCACACGTCCGCGTGCCTTGTTCCACTTCACGCACTCCTCGCGCGCACCTGCCCAATCGCCTGCGTCGATGCGTCGCTTAAACGTTGAGATCCGATAGTTCCCTAACCCGCAATTGTATGCCCACGACAGGACAGCTGCGAATCGGCGTGGCGCGGCGGAAACAAGCCTCGGTGATAGTTTGATGAGTCCTGTGGCAAAGTGAATTAGGTGAGCCTCTAAGCGTTTCTCGCATTCCGCCATCGACCAAACAGTTGTTGGCGTTACGTCTGGGCCTGTTGTCCCGAACCCTATCGTGTAAGGATCGCCATTGGAACCGGGATCGGGATACGCGGCAACCATACCGTTTGGCAATACCTTAGCGCAGCCCTCAAACGGAACCACCAGTAAGTCTTTGGCGATCTTGATTGCCTCTTTCATTGTTTCTGGTACTTCTCAATGGATCGGCCAACAAACCAGAATGACACGCACATCGTGAAAAGGCCAAAGTCATCCGAGTCCCATGATTGGTTTAACACGTCCTGCCAACTCGCTTGCGATTCAAACGCTAGATAGATGGCGGCAACCTTCACGGCTGCGTACATAAAGAAAAGCGACCAGGTGATACCGGGACGGACTAGCGCGGATATAGCCGCCACGAACCATCCAGCTGACTTGGCGGTTTCGGCTTGCTCTTCAAATGCGGCCTTGATCGTATCAAGTTGCGCAATGGAATGGTCAACGTACTTCTCTTCCATCTTGAACTGACCGCGCATCTTCTCCAAATCGGTTTGGAGTTGAAACATATTCAGTTCGTGCTGCCGTTCGTTCTTTTTATCCATGAACTTTAAGATCTCTGGCGCAAGCCTGAATAGGCCGCCAAAGATCGAGCCAAGAAGCCCACCGGATAACAGGTCAAACATATCAGTGCAACTTAAACGTCGTATTGATCAGCAGCAGGATAATGGCTCCTGCGCTTGCGATAAGGATTTGCTCCAAACGCTTTAAGCGGGCGTTGATGCCCGCGTAACGTTCAGCGCAGACTGCTTCATGCGTTGACAATTTAGCCTCCACGTCTTTAGCGTTTGGTTCCACGGTTTACGCTCCAAGCGAATCGCCGCCTATCGAATCAGCGGCAATGATTTCAACAGTTACAACCTCATCCACCGTTGTTGCATATTTACCCTCAACCCATGTCTTATCCGAGTGGTTCCAGTTCCACTGGTAACCTGCCCTGTCTGCTGGCTTTGGTGGCCGTACAACCCATTCATGAGACCACCAGATAACTTCCATACCTTCAGGGCGGTCCGGTGCATCAGGCACTTGTACCCAACCCTCTGTGCCGTCAGTCTCAGGCTTGGGTATTGATCCGTTTTTACTGTAGAGCATGTTTTACCTCACTGGACTGGGAAGGGTGCTGTTGGAAGCACTGTCATGTCTCTGGCGACACCTCTGGTCACACGCACATCATCTATATAACCGTTAAAGTTGGATGTGCCTGCGACTGACATTCCTAAATGCAAAAATGTTCCAGAACTTGGCGTAGCTAGTGCTGATGATGACGTTGAAGTTGTCCCTGCTGTTGTGTTTAAGTAAGGGGTAAACGTATTCCCGCTGCGCACTAAAGCAACCCTGTACCACTGACCAGTCGATATGCTTCCCACCGACACACCGGAAGCAATGTCATAGCTTGATCCGTTTGAACTCAGGTAATAATTCAGCGATCCTGTTGAAAGTACATAAAAGGTCAATACGTTTGTTGTTCCTGTTACGTTAAGCACCGCTTGATCAGCGGCCACACTATTAAACCTAACCCAAAACTCAACAGTGAATGCACCGCTACCAAAGGTAAATAAATTCCCTGCCGGAGCCTTAAGCCCTGTATTGGATGTCCCATCAAAACTAATACTCCCACCACCCCACTTGCTCTGTGTTGTGCTGATCTGAGCATTCCCAACAGTCTCCAAGACATTCTTGGCAGTGGCATCGACGACACCAGCGTTGGTGAAGTTAAGGAGGAGGGAGGTATTGGTGATGTTGGTGAGAGGTGCTGTGGGAGGGGTGAAGGCTGTTCCACTAGGATAAAGACAGGTTCCTTTTAACAAACGAAAACTTGATATATAGCCGCCAAAATAGTTTCCATTAAATTCACCTGCTCTGCCTATTGCAAACTGGCTTGAAGAATCATTGACTGATGCGGTTGAAATTGAAGCAGTCCCATCCTGACCGCCGTTGATATATTGACGCAATGTCGTTCCATCACGGACAAAAGCAATATGGTTCCACGTATTTGCTACTAAAGACGCTGTACTTGTACACAAGTAATCTGTAGTTCCAGAAAAAGCACCATTGATTACTTTATTAGAAGCGTCCGTACCACCACGAATAGATATTGAAGCTAACGATCCACCACTATCAACTTGACCATACGCCCTAAACGTACTGCTTGTCCCGTTCCAATATACCCAATATTCAACCGTGAAGTCTCCGGTTCCCATCGTAAACGCCGCATTGTCAGCAACACTCAAATAATCCCCACTACCATCAAAGTACCCGCTACCACCCACTGCTGATGCTGAGTAGGACTGTGTAGGGGCGAAGGGGGAAAAGGGGGTGATGGAGGGTGAGCCTGAAGCAGTGATTGTGTAGCCGTTTGTGCTGGCATCACGAAAACGATTGGATTGACAAGTTAGCAAAGACGTATTGCCATCGTTTGTGTACGGTACTAATGGCGTTGCTATGGTTCTGACTGTTGATGAAACCCTTAAGTTAGAAATATAACCATTCCAATACTGCCCTGCTGGGGTCTGACCAATATAAGTTGGAGCGACAAGACCGCCTGTTTGAATGCCGTACCAAGTGCCTGATCCGCTTGATGTTCCATTTATGTAAATAGTCGCCGTACCTCCGGTTATGGTTACGGCAACGTAATTCCAAGTGTTGGCTTGTATTGTTCCACTGCTGGTTATGTACCTAAAACTGCCGTCGTAATGGAATAAAACAATATTGCCCGTTGAATTGACTGAGAAGTTAAGGTACGTATTACCTTTAGCAATTATTGAAGGGTTTAGATATGCGTTTGCTGGGGCTGACTGAAGGGCATTCACATAAACCATAGCCTCAATCGTGGCTGTTGTGGTCGAAGCGTTTGCGGTACTCCAAGTGCCAAAAATAGATGTCGAAGTTTCTAAGATTGAGCTAGAACCATTGAAATAATTCCCCCACCCAGTCTGGCTGAACGGCGAGAACGTGCCCTGCGTTGTGTTGCAGTACTGATCTTTGATCAGTCCGGACGTGAACCCATAAACGTTAGCAATGGCCGCGCCAAGTGTTGAAAGAACAGGCATATTCGCTGCTCCTTACGCAAACTTCGTTTGGGATGCAAGGATCGTGTAAGTGCTTGCAGCCGTTTTGATAATACTGAACACATAAGCGTCAATGGATGTTGTATTGCCCGCTGATGGTGCCGTTCCCTGCTGCCATTTGACGCTAACGTTAGTCGTTGTGCTATCAACCTGAAACCCGGTTGGGTAGTACCCAGTTGGGCCATTCGTCACGAGAAACGCGCAAGTGATAGATTGGCCTGTGGTAATAAAGTTGTTCAACGTTGTCGCTGCATCGCCACGGAAGTTGAACGTCCAGTTGGCGGAAGCGTTTGATGTGTAGTAGTTAACAGCGCGCTCGGTAAGGTCAACGTTAACCGTTCCGGTTGCCGCGGTTGCAGCAACGTTTGCCGTTTCAACCACGGGTTTGATAACCATCTTCCCTGACGCTGTTATGGCGTCCGTTGTCGAATCGCCAAGCGTTACATTGCCTGATGCGGTAAGCGTTGTGAATGCACCGGCACCAGCAACGGTTTGACCAATGGACACACCGTTGATCGTTCCTGCGCCTGTCATGTTCCCGCCAAGCGCAAGCGTCTTACCTGATCCAACGTTCAAACCAACGCTTGTACCGCTGCCCGCTGCCGCGAACAACGCATCGAGCGTATCCATATTCGTGTTGAGTTTGTAACCCCATGTGTCAGTTGACGCGCCAACTTCAGGCTTGGTAAGTGAAAGGTTACTGGTTGTTGTATCGGCCATGATTTACCTCGTTATGCGGCATCCCGCCATGGTGAATTGATTGGCGTCCATGTGTTGGACGGATCTGTGATGTTTGTCCAGGTGGTGGTAACAGGTGCAACGGGTTCCCATTTCAAACCGCCATTAGCTGACATGCTTGTCGTGCTGATAACCGTTGCTTGTGCCCACCAAGTTGTTGTCGGATCAGCTGTAACGCTTGATTCGGCTTCGGCAAATGCTGAGTTACCAATGTCAACATCGGCTTGAGCCGTTGCAGATGATTCCGCGGCGGCTGTTGCCTGGCCGCTTGAGAATGTTTCAGCGTTTGCGGTAACTGCACTTTCTGATGCGGCAGTGGCAATCCCGCCCAGGAATCTGTCACCGTTTGCGGATACCGCGCTTTCGCTTGCAGCGCTAGCGGCTCCATCCACCAAGCCTTCGCCCGTTGCCGTAACCGTTGAAACACTTGCCGCGGTTGCTGCGCCATCCTGAACAATGGAACCCAATGCACTTGCATTGCTTTCGCTTGCTGATGTGGCTTGCGCGTTTCGGTCAACTTGTGCATCAGCCGTTTGGCTTGAATCGCTTGCAGCGGTTGCGCTAACGCTAAATAGAATGCTTGCAACCGCGCTAACTGCTGACTCGGACGCTGCACTTGCTTGCCCGTCAACATAAATAACGGACGTTCCTGAGTAGCTTCCCGAACCGTAATTGCCGAATCCGTAATTGCTTCCGCTTCCTGGCGTCTTATCGCCAGATGCCTCCATGGTTGATGTGGAAGCGGCAGTTGCATTACCTTCAATGTAATTCTGATCAGGTGCGGAATACTTGCTTGTGCCATAGGTGGCTGAACCATAGTTGTCAACACTGGCATCGGTTCCCCATTTGCCACTGCCGTATAAACCGGAACCATAGTTCAGCGCCATTTACTTACGAAAGCGTAACGGCCAGATTGCCTGTTGCAAAGCGGAATACGTCACCATTACCAACGGCTTTGGACGTTGTAAGGTCAGCCCATGACAGCATATTGCCTGACGTGCTAGCGTCGAAAATAGCTGCCGCCACAACCGTACCCCATGAACCCGTTGCCGTGGGAAATCTT